TTCTCAGGTCATTAATGGAGCCTCTTTGACTTTCGCTCAGAAAGATGAGGATTCATTGGCCTTAGCTATTAGAAGCTTTAGGTCCTCAGTTACGATAAATTTAAATCGTTATGGGGAGCCGATGGTCATGTCTAATACCCAATTGATAATCTTCAAGTTCGCTCAATGCATTAAGTATAGGCTAAGTGTCCTAAATTTTCCAAAAAGCAACCCCAGCCTCGAAAATTCAAGTACGGTTATTCCGTTAACGAATGCTCAATCATTCCGCCAGTGGTACGCCCAGGCATCGTACTTGAAGAGACTGGGCGTGTGCGTGATCAGCTTTTTCGTAGGCCGGTACGCGTCTCAACAGGTTGTGAGGTGGTTGGAGCTTCGTACCCTCAACCCGACGGCAAGCTATTGGAAAACATTTCTGCGTCAATTAAGTATCGGATGGGTCGCGCTCATGCACCCATCCGGCCTCAATATCTTACAGGCCTAAAGGCCTTTGTTGCGGACTGGCTTCCGAAGAATTTGGTTCCCCTCGACCCAATTCTGCACGATACATCTTTTGATTTGTGGTTAGCCGGTACGCATTATTCGGAGAGGAAAAAACAACAATTGAAGAAATTGCACGAAGAAACGTGCGCTTTAGGCGAGGATGACTTTACCCCTTATAACAACTTTTGTAAGTGTTTTATTAAGGATGAGTCTTATGAAACGTTCAAATATCCCCGCGCTATTTATGCACGTAAAGATGAGTTCAAGTTGCGAGTAGGTCCCATTTTTAAACTGATTGAGGAGGAAGTGTTTAAACTCCCGTGGTTTATTAAGAAGATACCGATAGGTGAAAGGCCAGCTTGGTTGATGAGCCGATTTGGCTCTGAGCCGGGATGGAGCACCCTGCCTAGGTACATACAACGCCGTATAATGGTGACGGACTACTCTGCTTTTGAATCCTCCTTCACACCTGAACTCATGTTGGCGGTCGAATTTCAACTGTATGAATATATGGTACAAAGATTGCCTGAGGGCGCCCGATTTATGGAACTTTTGACTCGTGTTCTCACTGGCACGAATGTCTGTAAATTTAAGGGAGTTACTGCGAAGATTGTCGCTGGGCGCATGTCCGGCGAGATGAATACCAGTTTAGGGAATGGTTTTACAAACCTCATGGTGTTTTTATTCGCAATGTACCTTCATGATATTCCTATTGGCTCTTTTGATGCCATTTTTGAAGGTGATGATTGTTTGGCTGTTTATGCTGGGCCCATGATTAGCTCGGATTTTTGGTCAAATCTTGGATTCACTGTTAAGTTGGAATATGTTGATTCGATAAATATGGCCTCTTTTTGTGGCCAAGTTTTTGATTTTGAAACGTTGACTGTCGTTACTGACCCGATTAAAGTTATTTTGAATTTAGCGTGGGTCAGTGCTCAGTATGGTAGGGCTAGTGAAAAGAAACTTAAGGGATTGTTGCGTGTTAAGGCCTTGTCCTTACTTTATCAATTCCAGGGTTGTCCTATTGTTCAAGAAGT